GGGCTCGCCTTTTCGCCCTTGAGGCGAATGTCTTCTAAAGGTTATCATGGCTAGTCAAATCCTTTCGTATAAGTGCAGGTCAGACGGCGTGGCGTTACTCCTTACAAGCACCGCATTTATTAAATTGAATCTTCCAACATCCACATAAATGGCATCTTTCTACTTCTTTATCCATAATGTCCTCTTCTAATCTTGCGCCCTTGCGATAGCATTTTTGGCATTCTGCGATAACTACTCCTGGCACTGTATCCCAACCAAATTCGATTTCGAAGATAGTTGATTTCTTGCAGGCATTACATTTCATTACCGCAGCTTCTATCATGGCTTAGAGCCCCAGCCCTTACCTTTAAAGATCGCTGGCGTTGCCTGGTAAACCTGCCTCATGACCGCACCGCATGTTTCGCATAACGGATTGGAATGCACAATCGGCAGGCTGTATTCAATGACGATTTCCTCGCCTGGACATTCATAATCGTATTTAGGCATGGTGTCCATATGCGATGGTATTGATTACTCCACATCCCACGCATGTAAGTATGCCCTCAACATGCACCATTCTTGGATCGTTGCAAAGTTCGCAACACTCATTTAGCGGCACTATGTCCGGCACGACTGTGCCATTCTGATTAAATCTGATGCGTAAACCATCAGGTTGAACAATCTCTAACTCGCCCATTTATTTGTCCTTATCTGGATCTGGAAAATAAAACTTGCCATTACTTGTGATCTTTGCCCATTGAGGATCGCATTGATCAGCTTTAGATTTCTCAACACAGACATATCCCATGAATGGCCTGCCTGTCTTTGATGTGCCTTCTTTGCGTAGCATTTGACCATGCTTACAGCTAAATGATTCGCCTAGCTTTTCAGCATTTAATGATTGTGCAACATCATCAACTGACCAAGCAATTGGTGCTGGATCTTCTAACTTAGGTGCAGTCCATTCTGTATTGCGTAAAACATCGACTACAGCTGCCGATCGAGATCCAGGTGCTCCATATGTAGGTTTGTCATTTGCTTTGACCACCTTCTGCATTTCCTGCAGCGATGGACGTTTTCCTTTTGTAGCGTATCCTGCATTTGCCAAAGCCCGACCAATTGCAGAAGTTTCGCAATTCTCCAAAGCAGAAGTTTGATTAACACCTCTCTGTGCCACTGTTTCTTCAGCGATACCAGTCGTCCAACATTTCGCATCAGCTTCAGTTCGATAAAGCCTAGCCATAACAATAAAGCGATCTTTCGATGCTTCCAGTAACTCGGTTTCAATGCGCCCATCTTCGTGTTCCTTCCAGAACTTTTCCAATCGTGCTTCGACTGGTTCATAATCATCTAAATTAAAACCCATAATCTATCTCCTGTTTCCCTTGTCGGTATTCCTGTTGGGCACGAAGATCCCAAGTGCTCCCATCATGCCAAGCCTCCATGCTGTGTCGGCATTTATCGCAGTAGGCTCTTTGTAAGCCGTTTTGGCTTGTTGAGATCCAGGTCGATGGATTCTGACCTTTGATCGTATGCGCTCCATACTGCGCTTTACAATAATCACACCAAACACTGGCATTAGAATTTCTCTTGATCGTCATCTAATTGACCTCTGACAACGTCTTCGTAGAATGCCAGGTATGCGACCGCATCGACAACACTGTCGTGATGTGATGGCGTTTCAACCAGACGAGCGATCTTGACCCCTGCCATGCAAAGGACAACTTGGTGTGCAGTAATTGGGAATTCCAAGATTGCACTCCACAGCTCTGCAATTCGCTTGTGGTTGGTATAAGGAGATCCATAAACTCGACCTCGATCTTGTATGAGTAATCTTGCCTCATCAAAAATTGCTTCACGATTAGCGGACATTTCTGTTCACTACTTTCATGCCTTGTTCATAACCAGCACGCCATGCTTCATCCCATTTGCGATTCTTACGATCATCTAACCAAATCATTAAAAACATGAAACTAAAGCCACCAACGATAATGATGGTTAAAGCCATTTGATCTGAAATGTTTTCCATTTATTCGCTCCCGATCTCCAGGCAACTTGCCTGTTGGGATTAAGTATGTGCTAGATCAGCGACAATCTCGATAGGTGTAAGGGCGTGTTAGATAACAATACTGTTATCAATGACATCGATATGCTCATCGATTGTGCGTGGCTTGTAATCTGTTTCCCTAGACATAAGATTTTCCAAGAGCTGTGAATGATCCATCTTTGTTGATTGGGATGAGCGTAGGGGTCATGTTCTTGCCATCCCAGTCTAGGATTACGATGCCCATCTGCCAGTTAGCAATCCCCTTTGTGTATGAGGCTTTGGCTTTGTTCATTAAATTACCGGCCTCTATGCCGTAAATCGTCCTGTAATGGCCTCCTAAGCCCTCTGAGAACGAAGATAGCCCTAGTTTATGGGTGTGGCCTATTAAAACGCTCTTACCGACCTTCTTGGCCAGATTAAGGGCAGTTAAGCCTGCGTTGGGATTGGTGTTTCCTTCATCGCCATGACCAAGCAACCAGCCCTTCTCAAACTCATAAAAGGTTTTGTGGAATGTGATGCCCATTGTGGCAAAATCCATGAACTTGTCGTACTGCAATTCAGGTAGGCTAATTAAGCCAGGTACTTTTAAAAGAGTGTTATATAGGCGATCAGTATGATTAGAACGGACAATATGAGCCTCTCTAGCGTGCTCGGTAAGATCCCAGAGTATTTGCTGAGTGAGTTCACGATCGCGGTGCAAAGTTTGCTCATAAGCCAAAGGTGTTTTCTCAGCCCATCGAGAAATGGTTTGAAAATCAATCTCATCGCCAACGTTAAGTACACTGTCGAACTTCTCCCGTCTTGCTAACTTGATAACATTTTTAACAGCTGCCTCGTGGTGATACGGAATCTGTAAATCTGAAATAACCAAGTATCGCTTAATCTAAATCCTCATCTTCTTCAGTCGGATCAATCGAAGGAATGATCGCTCCATCGCCGACAATCCAGTCGGGAAGGATTCTGTCTTGCATCATCCAAAGTGCAACGCCTTCACTAAAACCAGCCTTGCGAGCTGCTTTGTAGCATTCATGCAGTGATGCATAAAATATGTCCAGTTTGGTCAATGGCTCTGGCGACTTACGCACAATCCGCTTTTTCGCAATTTTCTTGCGAGGTGCTTGCTTCTTGCGTGTGTTTGCCATGTTTTAAATTATCGCTCTAAGAGGATGTTATAGATTTCATCGACACGCTCATTTAGCCGTTTAATTTCAGCCATTAAATGAGTGATGACGTAACTGGCAAAACCACCGATTACGCCAATAGTTGCAAAGTAAAGAGTAAAGAAATCCGTCTGGCTCATAGTTTGGGTGTTATGCCAAATTCAGATTCTGTAACATCCAACGCTTTAATTACTGGACCGATTAAAGCACCTAGCAATACTGCATATTCTGGCTTCATATCACCAGCAATTGCTAACAAAACTGTGATTCCACTAGCTGCTACTGCTCGCAGGTAGGACTTAATTGCTGCTTTATGTTTTTTGCTTAGTTTCATACTTTACCTCCGAGAAGTGGGATGTCGAAAAACGAACTGTCCTGATCTCCCGCAGGGCTAAAAGAAATGTGGATATGTGCTTTATGTGGGTTATAGCCTGTGTAAGCCCTATATTTCCAGTTTCCTTTAGCAGAACATATTTTACCATTATGGATTATGTAAGTGATGCGTTTGGTCTTATCTGCTTTTGCAAATAATCTCAGCTGTTCAAATAGATCCAGGCTAAGAGTTTTAATCTTGTTTAAATCTTTGTCCACATCGATAGCCCGAACCACACCCGTATCGCTAGTCGGATTGTGGTCGCTTGGTTTTGCAGCGTGCCGAGCATCGCCAATCCAACCATCAGAAGAACGATCGCGATCTGGAAAACAGTCATCAATTTGCTCCCGTAATTGAACCGCAGATTTACTTAGCCAGGGTTTCATTACTCAGCGTTGATTTGAGCCCAGCGAGCAAGATCATTTTGTTGATCTATTTGATATTGCTCAAATTCTGCATCAGTCATTTCTCGCTCAATAACCTCATTTGTTGAAGTATCATGAATTTTTATATTTGGTTTCGTTGTTTTTGCCATATTAGTTTACTCCGTATAGAACATAAGTACCGAAAAGACTGCCTGCGGATGCGGCTATGTTGATTGTGTTTACTGCTCCTGTTGTTGTATATGCACCATTCTGACCAATGCTTGCAATAACGTTGTCATTTCTTGTGTAAACAAAATTAGCAAACATTGAAGTTTTTGATGCAGTATCTGCATAATCAAAAAGTGTCATTGACAAATGATTGCCAGATGCTGAAGTTTTCATTTGAATCAATACGTCATCAAAAGTAAAGCCACCTGCGTTATTTCCTGCGGTATTAAATGGAGATGTTCCGGAAGAACGAATTACGGAAAAAGGATAAACTGTTCCAGTATCGCTATTTAATCTTATTCTTAAAGAACCTGCACTGTTGATGTAATAATCTTCCAAAACTAAATACAGGTTTTTGTAAGATTGACTAATTGATGAAAGAGTTGTTCCAGTTGTTGTTAATGTTCCTGAAGCCAAAACGGTCATTCCACCAGAAGCAGCAGATCCCCATGCTGGCACTCCACCAGATACTGTTAAAACCTGACCAGTTGTGCCAATTGGCAATCTAGTATTTGTGTTTGCAGTTGCTGATCGATAAGCAATATCTCCTAGAGTTGTTTCAGGGTTTAGGGCTTTGACTGATGTGTCAACTGATGAACCAAGTGTGCGAATTGCTAGTGCACCATCTTTGACCAGATCTGTATTGTCTGGTGTTGCCCACCCATAGTTGGTTGTTGTTGCCATATTACGCTATTACTCCTATCGCTGTCTGCCAGGTAATTGTACCTGATAAAGTGTTCCAAGCCTCTGAAGCATTGACCTCAGCCCAGTCTTGGAATAAGGCTGAGAATTGGATTGGGCTTAGATTGATTGTTAAAAATAATTGATTGAAAGATGTGCTCCAATTCCATCCCTCAACATACCCCTCAAAAAGTCCTCCACTGGCAATTTGAGTAGGTAAATCTGTGATCATAATAGGCTGACCAATAAAGATCCCTAGTAGGGCATCTCTTTGAGCATCATCCATTTCAGGGTTTGTAATTGGGAATGTGATGCTATCAAAGTTTGGCTTTGGATAGGCTCGAAGTGCAATATATCGATCAGCTACATTTTGAGCATCGGCTGCGCTGTGGATTGTGGAATTGATGGTTTCGGCTTTGTAGCCGTAAGTTGCAATTGAGGTCGTATCAGCAGCTGTTTTTTGAGATCCAAAGTTGTTTCCATAATTAATGGCAATTGAGTTTCTCACATCGCCGATTTGGGTCTTTGTGGCTAATCCTGATCCGATTGCAGTATTGGCTGAGATTGTAATAAATCCATTTGCTGCTGCGTAAGCCTGACGATGTGCTGCATCTGCATATCCGATATTGCCTACATTGTCTTCGTATAAATAACCAAACGCTGAATTAGCAATGAGAGCTGCTATGTTGTAAACAGTATCTTCTGAAGATGATCGATTTTCCATTGTGTATTGCCCAGGTCGATCAATTTCGCCTAGACCTATATTGGCGGCATTATTCCAAGTTTCTGTAACTGAATAAGCAGCCCAAGTTTCAGCTGCTGGCACATCATTCCAGTTGCCTAATAAAAATGGAGTAAGTAAGTCATAAATCTGGTCGCCATCTTGATCCTGTGACAAAATTCCAGTCGTAATGATTTTTGGCAATTTAGCAAGCGCACCAAGTGCAATAATTGAATATCCAAGAACTTTGCCAACTGATCCAGTGGAACCTACTGAAACTGTTATGTCTGTAATATTGCCACCAAAGATTGATACGTATGTGCCTGTACTGTTTTTGACCTGGAGTGCTAAGCCATCATTTACTTGAAAGTCATATGTTTCATCGTTTAAAGCAACTAAATCAATTTGAATGTAACCAGGATTGGGTTGCTGATAAATATCAGTACGACCACTCTCGTGAGATATGTCAGAAATTGTTACATTTGTATAATTGACACCATTAATAAACAATTGCCATTCGGGAGTAAAAACAGTCATTAATTGCCTCGAACGCTAGTGCCTGCCAACGCTGGAATTGATCTGGCTGAGGATTGACTTAACACCTTTGCCACAGCTCTTGAAGCACCTTCAGCATCTACTGCCCTAACTGTAATGTTGTTTACTGTCGTACCGGCTCTTGAAGCTGCGCTTGCTTGTTGAGCTGCCGTTGCGCTAGATGTTGCAGTTGATGCTGTTGCAGTTGAGGTTGCTGCGGTTGCTACAGAAGCAGATCCGCCAATTGTAGGAATGTTTGGCAAAATTGGAATGGCATTGTAAGCACGAATAACTGCATTGATCGCTGAGATTGCTCCTGATACTGCGCTCTCAACTGCTCTAATAACTCCTCCGACAATATCGATAACTCCACCTGCAATAACTCCAACGCTCTTTAATGCATTACCTAAAGCAAACGATAAAACTGGTACGACATAGGTAGTGATAAAATCAGCAAACGCTTGAAATACTTCTTTGTTGTCCATGATGGCTTGTGTAATTGGTTTAAAGAATTCAGCAAACTTTGTTAAATTAGGCAACACGCTATCAGTAATAAAAGTGACAAATTTAAGAACCATTGGCAAAAGAACTTCACCAATTTTTGCTTTAATGTTTTCAAACTCAGCAGTAAGAATTCTTTGCTTGTTTGCTAGTCCATCAGATGTTCGAGCAAAATCTCCTTGTGCATCTGTGGTTTGTTCGTAAATAACCTTTTGGGCTGCCAATACTTTTTGCTGAGCAGTTAATGCACCATTTCCATCATAAATACCTAACTCAAGTGCTGCCTGTTTTAAAGTGGCATCATTGAGCAAAACTCCGTATCTTCTTAGTGGCTCTGCTTCACCTCTTAGAGCTGCACCGATAGCCTGGATTGCATCCTCTGGAGATGTGTTATTGAAAGATGCCAAGTCTGATGCTAAGCCTGTAAAGTCTGTTGAGAATTTAACTAAATCATTACCTGCTAATCCTGCTGCTTTACCAAATACGGCAAAACTTGAAGATGCTTGAATTGCTTGTTGCTTTGTCTGTCCAAAGGCTTTGGCTGCTTTACTAGCAAATGCTTCGATCTCATCTGCACCATCGCCAAAGATTACTTGTGATTTAGAAACTTCTTCTGCTAGATCTGAGGCTGCTTTAACTGCATCTACGCCGATCTTTACTGCCATTCCAGCAGCTGCAACGGCTGCTAATTTGAAAGCAGCAGCAGCCTTGTTACCAAACTTCTCCATGCCAGTTGCAGCGACTTCAACATCGCCATTTGCTTCATTTAACTTCTTCTTAAGATCATCAACATCAGCAAGGATGGATAACTTAAGGGTACGATTACCAGTTGCCATTATGCCCACTCCTTAAGGATGCGATCAAAGGCTGCTTCCCACTTGTTCACTAATTCAGGCTGAATTCTGCGAAGGGTTGGATAGATAAACCATCCTCGACTACCTCTGCCTTGCCGTCCACTATATGTAGGGAACTGTTTGAATTTATTTGAACCAAACTCATAACCACCCCATAAGGATTGCGTTGTAGCACCACCTGAAAACTTTTGACGTGCGAAGCCGTAAGAGAACTCACCAATTTTTGAGGATTTGCTGATCGATACGCCATCCGCAATTCTTTGCGCTGCCTTTGTGCCTTTAGTTCTGCCAGATGCTGCTTGTTTAATTTCTTCTGATGCAAAATACGCCAGCGCAGCAGATTGACTTCGTGCCTCATCTGTTGCCTGATCGTCCATCGCTTTGAACGCTTTAAGGATATTTCGGATATCGGAGCGGTCATACGCAATTTTAACATCACTCACTTCCGCTCCTTTAATATCTCGATCGCAGTTAATATATCTTCTGCGGTTGTCCATTCACTCATTGGTATTTGAGTGGCTATTGCCACTTGAACCAGTAAGCGACTTACGCTTCCTTCTGGATGACTTTTGGGTCATCACCATCACCGACAATTACGTCCGCAACTGTTTCCATCCAGGCATCCATTGGCTTGACTGGTTTGTTGCCTGCAATAGCACGCTTATGGGCATGATAAGCAAGAAACATAAGATCCCAGATACCAAGTTTTTCGCCTGCTTGTCCAATGGTGTTTCCTGTCTGTTTCTCCCATTTTGCCCACTCAGGAGGTTGGGCTATGTAAGTGGCTTGCTCTCCTGAGTTATATTCAATTGTGATTGGTAATTTCATTTGTTTGCTCCCGTTTTTTTAATTAGGCGAATGATTCCGCTGGCACTCCGATAACCTGGAATGATAAAGATACAGTCTGCGCATCTGGTGCAGTTCCACCAGCTGATGGCCAAGTTGGTAATACTTGGAAAGTAAATACCGCTCCAGTGTTAGCTGTAAATACTGTGTTGATCCCAGTGTTTGGTGATGATTCTGCTGCTGACCAAAGAATCTCGCATAAAGATCCAGTTGCGCCCCAATCGGCTAGCATCTCGACATCGAATACGAAATCGTTGTCAATAACTTTATAGGATTTTCCGTCTAGTGTTTCATAGACTTGACGATCCATTGATCCAGTAAGTGTTGCTGTTGTTGCTTGTGCATCGAAATTATTACCGCCAATAGTGAAGGTAATATCGCGACCGGTAATAACTGTCGTTGGCATTTTGCTCCTTAGATTGTTCTTGTGTAATAGGTAGAAACTCTCACGTCTGCAATTAGCAGAGTGCTCGCTCCAACTTGTGTAACTGTTGGTCTTTCGACCGAGCTGACGATGTACCCTACTGGGATCACTGCCAGAACGCTGATTATTAGTTGCTCGATATTATCCAAAGATGCTGGATTACTGTTATATGCAACGGCAACTGTGATGGTCATATTGATCTTAGCTCTAATGTTGGATTTGCTTATTGTTTCAAATTCAAGGTACGGCGAATCTGGCACGCAGACCACTGCTGGCGGAATTACTGATTCTGGTACAAAACTGTAAACATTACCTGCAACGCTGCCTAGAGCTGTTGCTAAAGGTGTTCGGACTTGCTCAAGGATTGTCTGATTAGGCATTATTGAGCCATACTTTCAACATCAATAAAAGGCCCTAACAAGCCAACGCATCGATTAAATAATGATCTGCCCATCCTAAAAGGTGTTGCTGTAAAATCTACGCCTTCGATCTGACCTCCTCCTGCGAGGCGAGATTGAAATACTTCTAAAGATACTGCGAAGGTTGCTGAGCGAACTGGTTGGTTGCCAACATAAGTTGCAGCAGCTGTAAGGGTTGCAGTTCCTGATGGAATGATATTTGCGCTCGCCACATTTGCGTTTGTAATGGCGCATGAGAATGTATATTGTCCAAGATTATCTGCAAGGATTGTGTGTGTTCCATTGTAAGGTGCTCCACATCCTGCGATGACTACTGATTGACCTTCAGTAAATTCATGAATGCCTAAAGTGGTGAAAGTTGCTACATTTGATTCTAGTTCAGCCTCTTGAATAGGGCTTTTGAAAGAAACCAACATTGGAAGGATCACGCCTTCTGCGGTATCAATAATTTCATTCAAATAACTGTCGGAATAAAGAGATGAAGATACGCCAAGCACTGATCGCAACTCGGTGGCTGTGATAATTGATGGCATATCTTCCTCTCTAAACTCCCATTAAAAGATGCC